CCGCAGTCTTAGCAGGTTGTAAGAAGATAGCTCCAGCTAAAATGTTTCTATCTATTACATCTGGTGTATTATTTGTTTCATCCATAACCACTCTGAACGCGTATAAACCTTGTCTTTGTTGAACACTCTCCAAATAAGGGTTTACAGTGTTTAAGAATTTACTTCTAGTTTGTGCAGTATTTTGTTCGAATACTAAGAATCTTGAAGTAGATGCAACAAACTTTTTCAAGTTGATTAACAATCTTCTTACATTGATTCTATCTAATGCAGATGCCTTATCTTGTAAAGTTTTCTGTCCAAATGCACTAATACCTTGTCCAGGGAATGTTGCAATTGGGTTTACTTTACCTTCGTATAATGTATCTCTTTCAGATTGTGTTAATCTATTAACAACCTGAACAGCTCCAGCTATTCCACCTCTATTTAATCCAGCTGGTGCGAACCATTCAGCTCCTAATCTATCATTTTGTGCATAAGTTCCTACCATTAAAACTGAAGGTGGAACTGTCACTAATTTATTTGTATTTACATCTATTGTTTTAACCCAAGGATAGTAAGTTCCCGCATAGTTTGTATCTTCACCCGCTGCTTGCTCAACTACTTCTGCAATTGATGCATCAGCTCCTGCAAAATCAGCGATATAGAATACATCTTCTCTACTTTCACATACATCGATTGCCTTAGTTGTTACATAAGGGTGATATTGTCTTACAATACCAGGAGTTACTAATAGATTGATATCAAATTCATCCTGATTTGAAATAGCGTTTAACGCTTTTGCGTATGCTATCGAACCACTAGATGTTGATGAACTACAATCAAATCCTTGTGTGTTAGTTCCAGATATATCGGATCCTTTTTTAATAGAAACAGTTGGGTCTTGCCCAGCGAATCCACCTTGCAATGCCACTACGAAGTTTCTCATTGCTAATTGGTTTGAATCGGATGTTTCAGCTGCACTTAATCCAATATTATATTCATTCAAAGCTCCAGCAGCACTATCTAACGCAAATACTTTATTTGAACCAGATGTTGTGTTTGCAGGAAGTGGTTTGAAATAGTTTTTATTATTTGTAATTGCGTAATCAATACCACTTGAGAAAACTGATGAACTAAATGATGCAGATGTATAAGTTACAACTGGGAATCTTGAAGGTGTTGCCACATTAAATGGAACATCGTATCCAGCGTGTGCAAATGGAATTGCAGTTAATGGATAAGTTCCCTCTTCTGCTACTTCAATTCTTACATACTTACTTCTATTAGAATAGTTCCCACTTTCAGTTATTTTACCATTCTCATCGATTGTTATGGTTCTATCACCGATTCTTCTAGCGATAAAGTTAGGAGAAGCAGGGTCTAATGTTAAGTTATTATATTGTTCCAATACAGTTTTTCTCTTATCAGTATCAGAGTATGCTCTAACCAATAATGAGAATGTACCATAGTTTGTTCCATCAGAAGATTTGATACTGCTGATTTGTACTTTAAATCTTGTATTTTCACCTTCACCATCTGCCAAAGTATGAACTTTGAAAAGATTATATCTTGTACCACTATAAGTTTGAGATAATACCCAAGGTGTATTTGCTTTACTATATGCAGGTGCTGCTGCAGTTCCTGTGAAATCTTGTGTAGATGCAGAAGCGAATGTTATTGTAAGAGCCGATGAACCAGTTCCAGCAAAACTTGCACTTAATGCAGAACCAGCTTCTCTGATATCGAAGAAGTTATATGCGTATAACTTCTTTCCAAAGAAAGGTGATTCTCCAAATATATCATCAATTGTATTTGAATCTGATTTAATAATACTAGCACTTACCGCTGCTAATCCAGTTCCTACTGCTCTAAATGTTCCATTAGTACCACCTTGTAATAAAGGTGCGATATCTTCTGAACTTGTTGCAGGTGCTAAAATAGCGATAGTTGTTGATGTTGATCCAGTTGTTGCGATTACTTCATACGCATCTTCCAATGAATATCCACCTACTCCTGCTACTCTTACTACGGTTACAGCTCCAGCATCTCTAAGATAGTTCTGAACTGCATAACCTGTATAATAGTCTTTAGGTGTTCCAAAGATAGCTTCATATTCAGCCTGTGTTTGGATTAATGTCGGAAGGAATGCTGGCCCTTTTTCGGTTGGCCCAACGACAGCTGCACCTATTTGTGATATACCTTGTGGTAAGAAAGAAAGGTCGTTTTCTCTCGTAAAAACACCAGGTGATACAATTTTTTCTGCCATATTAATTCTAATTTAATTTCTGAGTTAATCTATAATAAATATTAAATCCAACAACGAAACATTATTCGTTTGTTGGTTTG